TTTTTCCCCGCGCCACCTCTCCAGTAGTCCGCGGACCCTGGTGGTCCAGACGGGTCGGATTCGACAACGACGGGCGCTACGACTTCTTCCCGGAGCCCTCGATCTTCTGGAGCCGCGCCTCCAGCCCGATCAGCGTCGTCCCCAGCAGCGTCGCTATCCTCGGGTCGAGCCCAGCCGCGGCACCGCTCTGGACGAGGAACGTGCCGACCTTCTTCAGGTCGTGAATGTCGATGTCGCGGAGTTCCGAATGGTCCTGACGCGCGCTGGCGGCGCCGGGAGGGCTTTTGTCAGCCATGGTGAGCTTCTCCAGTTAGCACCGGCGACGGGTTTGCCGCCGGAGATTCGTGGGCCGGAGGGTGGCACTCGGCGTGATGATGGTCATGCTAATTCGTCGCCCGATCGAGTCGCTCGTGCGCGAGCTCGGTTGCTGCAGGCGATCGAGCAGAGCGCCTGTTCCGCGTGGTGCCGATCGGCGGGCTTCGGACGGAAGAGGCGCCCGCAATGGTGGCACGGCTTCTCGGGCATCGCCTGCCGCCGTCGCTCGGTCCAGGCAGCGACCTCGGCGCGGTGTTGGGCACGGTCTTCGTCGTCCCACATGCGCCGCGCGTTCGCCATCCGGGCGGCCTCGCTACAGCGGCTTGAGCACCATATTCGGTGGCCTTCTGGAAGCGGTTTGCCACACCGCCGACAGCTAGTTCTGAGCTCGGCGAGCACTCCCTGCTGTGTGTGCTCGGGTTGGCCTTGTAGCCAGGTCGGCCGCCGGGCGCCGATACGATCCAGAGCGGCTTCGACGATGTTCGCGGCGCGTCGATCGGCCCGGGCCCACCTCCAGCCCGCCAGGCACAAGGATGCCCGCAGGCCGTGACGGCACGCGCCCTCGAAGCGGAATGGAGTCGGTTCCCCGGTACGCAGCACGTCGACGATTCGGTCGACCGTCGACATGGCCGTCAGCCCTTCGCTTGGCCGGCCTGCTCGGGATTCATGTTGAGCGGCGCCAGGAAGACGTCGGCTTCCGCGTCGGTGCGTGGGTTGAGGTTCTCGAACCGCCGAAGGTCGTTCGCAGAGTACAAGCCGACTTCCCTACCGATCCGATAGCTTTGGAAGCGGGTGAGCATGTCGCCCCTGAGGAGGAGGTCGGTGTCAAATTCGATGAGGTAGTTCTGGCGGGCCGCGGCGCTTAATAGAGACCGCCGCAACGCCGCCTCCCATCGGGTCAACCACGGCGACAATGTGTGCGTGGTGAAGGTGCGGTTCAGTTCGGTGATGTTGCTGTAGGTCGCGTGAGTAAGGTCACCGGCAATCGGCGCCGGAACGCGGAAGATGCGGCAGATATTCTCGACACCGAGTCGGCGTGACGCCAGCATTTCCGCGTCGGCCGGCGAGACGCTGATCGCCTTGAACGTCAGGGACTCTTCAAGGACCGCCACTTTCCCGGCGTTGCCCGAGCCCTTGTAGATGTCGTCGAACGACGTGCGCAGCCGCGCGGCGGTCGCGTCGGAGATGGCCTCCGGCGTTTGCAGGACGCCGGTCAGCGCGGCGCCGTTCTTGTATGTTGACGCGGCGAACCGTTCGGTCGCGATCGCGGTCGCGAATGTCTCACGCGCGCGCGACAGTCGGCTTCGCCCGACGACGCCGTCATCGGTGCGATCCTTCAGGTGCAGCACCTGCTCCGGCAGCAACCGGCGGGTGCCGCCGTCCGGGTCCGCGACCTCGTAGACGATCCGACGTGTCCCCGGGACACGGAGCACCGCCACTGAGTCTGGATGGAGCGGGATGAGCTCCGCCGGTGCACCGCGGGCGTCCCATCGAATTTCCGCGTAGGCGTTGCCGCGCAGCAGGCAGTGCGCCGTCAGCTGCTCGATGAACTCCGGCGCCGTCTGCCGCTCGTTCGGCTGATCGGCAAAAAGGCGGGCGACGGGGTGCTGCGGCTCAACGGCCCTCCCGTCGCCCGCCCGGCGGTACACGACAACGGGGAGGGTCGCGACCGTTTCGGCAATGATTTGAACGCACGCGAAAACCGCCGACAAGTTCTCGGCCAAGTACGGCGAGACAAGCACGCCGGCGTCGGTGTCCAGGCCAACGCCCGTCACCATCAAGTCCCACGACGACGGCGCCGCGGCCTCGCGGGTTTCGATGGCCCTGATCGTCGGGACGCGCAGCACTAGATCGTCTCGAGGAAGCGGCGCGCCCGGGCGAGGCGGGGCCTGCCGGCGAGGCGCGCGCGGGCATTGACGAAGGTGCCGTCGTAGGCCGGCCAGGCCGACACGACGGAGATCTCCACGAGGTTGACGGCGCGAAGCTCGCGCCGATCGTCCACCCACGTCTCGTCCGCGACCGTGAAGCCGAAGGACGCGCCGCCGATGTCGCCGCGCTCCGCCAGCGCCAGGACGTCGCGGCCGGCCGTCGTGTCGGGGACGTCGAGATCGAACGCGAGGCCGTGCTGGTCCTCGGTCAGGCGGAGCGAGCCCGAGCGTGTACGGGCCAGCACGTCGTGCGGATCGTGGTCAACCAGCGCCAGGATGTCGCGACGCTCCTTCAGCGTCGCCGTGAAGGCGCCCGGCAAGATCACCTCGGTGAAGTCACCGATCTGGGTGTCGACGCCGTAGAGGGCCGCGTAGCCCTCCAGGCGCCGGCCCTTGGCGCGGAGCTCGATGGACGCGCGGCGCTCCATCGCTACACCGTCACGAGGTTGGTCGCGTACGCGAAGGACTCGCCGTGGCGGACCGCGACGTCGACATCACGCATCGCCCGGACCAGGACGCGGCCGCGGCTGTAGGCGCCGGACTCGTACGGATTCACCAGAATGTCGAGCGAGCTCCAGTAACCGATCAGCAGCTGCGACCAGGCGCCGAAGATGACGATGTCGGTCGTCGGGGAGCCGCCGGACTCCAGCGCGGTCGTGACCGCGGCCGGGTAGCCGGCGAGGGCGCCGGGCGCGTCCATCAGGTAGCCCGCGCCAGCATCGGCGCCTGCCTTGATGGTGCCGCGCAGCTTGGCAACACCGGCGGGCGATAGCGCCCAGCCGAGCGAGCCGATCTCGGCGTCGGCGCCCTGGATGGAGGCGATGAAGGCAAGTACCTGGGCCCAGGTCGGGCCGGCCAGCGTGAGCGCGTTGACGCCGGAGGCGTGGATGACGCCGGTCGGCGTGTTGCCCGATCCGTCGCCGAGCATCGCCTGATAGTCGATCGCATTCGCGATGACGGCCGCAAGGTCGCGGCGGACGATGTTCTCGATCGACGGCACGGCGTTGATCAGCGTGCGCCGGCTATAGCTCGTGATGGCGCCGACCGTATGCGGCGTCAACGTGACGTCGTCGAAGTCGGCGTCGGTCTCGCTCAGCGCGCCGTCCTCCGCGACCCACTGCGCGGCGGACGAGGCCGTCTGCCGGGGGATTTCTTGATCGCCGACCAGGCCGTCGAGAACGGTCGCGCCGAGGCGGCCGACCACTAGGGCGGCGCGTAGGAGGTCGATGTAGAGGTCGGCCCGGTGCTGGGTGGGGTAGAGCGCGGCCGCGTCGCCGCTGGTCAGCAGCGTGCGCCGCTCGGTCTCGAAGTACTGGTCCGGGACCGCGATGCCGTGAAACTTGCGGCCCGAGCGCCGTGCCACCTCGGCGCTGATCTCGCGCTCGAAGCCGGCGTCGACGTCCTCGCCGAGGCGAGCGTTGATGGCCTTCACCAGGGAGAACTGGCGCGCGCGATCCTCGTATCGACCATCGCCGCGGTTGCCGGCGTGCAGGATCGCCGGCGCGGCGCGTTCGGCGTCCGCGAGGTCGCGGGCCCGGGTGATCTTGCCGTCGAGGTCCGCGATCTCGACCTTCAGCGCCTTGTGGCGCTTGTCCTCGTCGGCCGAGTAGTCGCGGTTCTCGGTCTCGGCCTTGTCGGCGATCGCGCGCATGGCCGTGACGGCGGATGCGCGTTGCTCGTGCAACTCGTGCAGCTTCATCTAAAGTGCTCCATCTGGCGGGTGATCCCCGCGCGGGGCCAGCGGCGTCATCCGACGGCGCGTATGTCTCCGATGAGAATATTTACCTATCGGCGATTCGGTTCAAGAGTGGCTTCGCACCTGGGAGAAGGGGAACGTCCAATGGCTCACATCGACGCCCGTCGAATGACGGATGAGGTGCTGGAGGGCTACGACGACATGATGGTCGAATGCATCTCCAAGGTGCAGAACCTGGCGGCACTGGCTACTGCGGTATGGTCGGACGTGCTCAAAGAGCTCGATCGTCGCGGCAAGGTGAAGCTAATCAGCGGCTCGTATGACGACTTGGGCAACGCGCTCATCCACCGCGTTACCAAGTCCTAGAGCCTCAGCACGACCAGTCGAAAGGGCTTACGTGCCCACCGACAGCAGGCCGCGGCGATCGTACACGCTGGGCTTCTTCGGAGCGGTCCGCGCCGCGAGCCCGATCGCCATAGTGGCCGCGACCAGGCCGTCGATCCTGCCGGTCGACCTGTCCTTCGCGAGCTTCCGGGAGCCGGTGGGGTCGGACACCGTGACGGCGTTCGCGACGCACCAATCCATCACCGGGTGACCGGCGTGCCGGAGCTTGGCCTGGAGCACGACCGTCTCGACGGCGTCGATCGCCGGGCCCATGTCCCGCCAGCCCTGGCCGAACTCCACGAGGTTGAGCTTGATCCCCTCGTCGGCGAGCAGGCGGCGCACCTCGTCCATGCGCCAGCGGTCGTACGCGCAGGCCTCCACCTTGTAGGTCGCTACGATCTCGCCGAGGCGGTGGACGACGAAGGATTTGTCGATCGCGCGGCCTGGCGTGGTCTCGAGCAGGCCTTGGCGGGCCCACAGGCGGTACGGCACGTGGTCCCGGCGCTCCGCTTCCTCGAGCGTCTCGGCCGGCGCCCAGAACGAGGTGACCAGGTCGCCGGAGTCTGGGAAGTACGCGGCCAACGCCGTGAGGTCGGTCGTGCTCGACAGGTCGAGCCCGAGGATGCAGCGCTTGCCGGCGAGGGCCGCGACGTCGATCTCGGCGCGGCAGGCGCGCCAGTCAGGGCCGTTGAGGAAGCGCGCCGCAGCGTCGATTGGCTGGTTCAGGTAGAGCAGCCGGAAGGCGGGCTCGCGGGCCGGCAGACGCTTCGCCTGCTCGGCCGCGACGCGCATCTCGTCCAAGCTGCGGAAGTCGCCGAGCGCCGGGTTGGCGGCGTGCCACGTTGCCTCGGCCCACGGGTCAGCATCGGGGGGCGCCGCGTAGATGACGGGCAGGAACGTCGGGTCCACGATCTCACGGTCGCGGACCTGCTCGCCGTAGCGGACGACCTCCGACATGATGCTGTTCGGGTCCGGCGACATGGTCGAGATCACAATGATCAGCGGCTCGGCGCGGGCGCCGGTGCCGGTGACCAGGCCGTCGAACAGGTCGCGGCCGTGCCACTGCGCGAGCTCATCGGCGACGACGAAGGACGGGCTCAACCCGTGCGCCTTCCTCGCGTCCGACGACAACGCCTCGTACGTGCTGCCGGTCTCGATGTCCTCCAGCGTCTTGTTGTGGCTGCGGATGACGACCCGATCGGCGAGGCGCGGGTCGGCTTGGATGAATGCGATCATCTCCTTGAGGATGAGCGAGGCCTGCGCCCGATCACTCGCCGCGGAGTAAACCTGCCCGCGCGGCTCGGCCTCGGACCAAGTGGGCCAGCGCCAGCGCGGCCGCGAGTTGCGATTTTCCATTCTTTCTCGGCACGCACACCAGCGCTTGGCGCACCATCCGGTGCCCGTCGGCGTCGACGGCGTAGATCGCGTCGATGATCCGCCGCTGCCACGGGCGGAGCTTGAAGCGCTTGCCGGCGAAGATCCCGGCCGACAGCTTCAGGCCCTCGATGAACTTGATCACCCGATCGGCGCGCGTCAGCCCCGGCTTCCGCCAGGCCTCACGCCGCGATGATGGCTTCCGTCCGATCGGCCGGGCGCCGATTCCGCGCAGTCCCATGAACGATTATCCCAGGTAAGTGCGTGCGCGGGCAGGACCCCGGTCCGCAGCCGTGCGCCCGCAGTGATTGAACGCCCCCCGGGTCACGTCCGCTTGCCCGGCTCGCCGCGGTACCAAGGGTGCGCGGGGTCGCGTGGGCTGCCGTCCGGGAAGCAGCCGCGGTCCGCGTGCTGCTCCCAGTCCTTGCCCCGCATATCGTAGTTCGTCTTTGTCGAGTGGCACGGCGTGCACAAGCTCTGGAGGTTGTCGGTCGACCAGACGTCGCCGCCGTCCTCGATGCGCTTGATGTGGTCGACCTCGATCGCGTCGGTCAGCCGGCCCTCGGGGACACACGTACGACACAGCGGGTGCCGAGCCAGCTGGAGGCGGCGCAGCCGCTGCCAGCGCTGGGTGTTGTACGGCCACTTGCTCACGGCCCGAGCTCGCGCCGGATCAGCAGGCGCAGCCCGACCAGCGTGTCCTCGCGCATCGTCAGGATGTCGCTCACCAACGTGTTGATCTCGGCCAGCGCCTCCCGGTCGAGACGATGTCCTTCGCGCGCGCGGTGTGCGCGGGCGAGCAGTGCGTCGACCTCACGGTCGAGCAGTTCACGGCCTTGCCGAAACGCCTCGTCCTCAACCTCACGGCTCATGTCGAAAATTCCTCGCGACCCAAATTCATTTTCACACCTGCCCTAGAGCCTCTTCCTTCTAGGTAGTGCCTTGCTGCTCTGATCCATGTCCCTTCGGTTCGCCCTTTCCTCGGGCATAGGTCGACTCCCCGTTGGGCTGGCGGACCAGCACGCCCGGGAGCCGACCTATGCTGCAAGGCATGTTGGCCTTGTCCCTTTCGGACAGCGGCGTCGTCCAATCCCGCGCCGTGGTTGCCTGCTACTGTTCGGCCACGGATGAATGGCCGCACGCGCGCTTCAGGCGTTAGGTCTGCGCTCGGGCTGGCGTGTCCCCTGGTAGCCCGGTGGCTTCGATCTCGCGCCAGCGTTACCCGCCCACGAGACCGTAGATTGGTCGGCTAGTGGTCCGTGATTGTGCAGGCGGGGTCGCTCATGTGGCCCCCCGCAGCTTGAAAGGACGTTGCATTTCGGCCGCGAGCTTCTCCGCTGCCGCGATCGCGGCAGGGCGGTCGGCCCACACCGTGAGG